GACTCAGTCCTTCGTTGTCAACTGTATGGGAACTAATTCCATGGAGTTGGCTGATAGACTGGTTCACAAACTTTGGTGACATCTTGTCCCTTACACGGAACAGGATCCCTTACCAACTAAGTCGCATGAATATCATGGCGAAGTTTGACCAGCCAGTAAGAACTGTGCTGGATTCAGGGCCATCAACGATGTACCTCACGCAAGGAACCGCAAGGTTCATTGTTAAGAGGCGTCGGCCGACTGTGCCATTGGCCTTTCCGGCCTTTTCTGAGTTTTTGGCCTCTCGAGGCCAGATTCAGATTTTATTGGCACTCATCACTAGTTTTGCAACTAGCGCCAGGCGCTTTGGTTACCGATAGAAGTAACCGGGTGCTCCAAGAAAGAAGGAGCTAACTACCATGCTCGGTGATCCGATCACGGTCACGTACGACGCAGTCGCAAAGAACCTCGTGAAGGTCAAGGAGGAGAACTATTCTTCCACCTATTTCCTCAGCGAGGCCCTGCGTGAGTATACGCTGGAAGTCCGCCACTCCATCCCGTCCAATAGGGCGAGTACGGGTGAAAGTCACTCAGTCAAACTCACGATCGTCGACTATGATGCCGACGGCGTTGCGGTGAACAACCGCAGCGTATGGACGAACCTGAAGACCTTCATCGGTCGTCAGAGTTCCGAGGCTGATAAGACGTGGGAGGCACTCGTCGACTTTATGACGGATGCCAATATCGACAAGATCGTCGCACGCGAGAGTTGACGCCGGAACAACTGGCGCATTCTCGCTGCAGCCCAGGGGCCTCGGTCCCTGGGTGATCTCGATACCCGTAGTCAGACCACTGCTCATCTATCTCAACCTCAAACAAGGAGCTTGAAGTGAAAAAAGATGTGCATGGGCTCTTGTGTGTCGTAGGTGGAATCCACAAGGATATCCTAGCCTACGATCCGAGTGTAGCCCTCGGCCTTGATTTGACTTACGAGTCGATCAAGGTTATCCTAGCTACCCGTGGACCAGGTTTATTCTTTGTTGAGCTTCCTAAGATTGGAAAGCTCGTCGACAAAGGCCTGAGTTCAGGGTACGTTGACCTCAACTCTATCACCGGCATTCTAGGTCGTTTGCCGGATGGGAGGATCAGACTTTGGTCTGATATCTTTCATAAGGTCATCGGCTTGGATGGGCGGGTATGGTGTGATGCTGACCCTAACTGGGTTTTCTTCATCCGCCAGATTTGCTTCTTCGCAAAAAAGGTGGAAAAGGAGTGTGACGAAGATGTCACGAAAGCATCAATTCTGGACTTTGTCCGTGCTGAATCGAGGATTACTCCTAGTTCTTATGACTGGGATGATCCTGACAGCTTCACCCGAAAGGGTAGAGCAGTTTCTTGCACGGATATTTTCGATACTGGCGGGCCTCTAGGCCTCGTCGATCGGCAGTCCTGGGACTGTACTTACAAACTGTTAGAGACGCTTGATCGCGTTTCTGCATTAGTGGGTGCAGCCTTTGGATACTGTGATCCGGAAGACATCATGCCTAAACACGGCACCGGAAAAGTTGCAGATCAGCGGTTCGGGAAGGACAAGTATACCTTCCCAACGTGGCCAGAAAAATTGGCCTCTGTGTTCCCACCTGACCGATTCGCCTTCGCGAATTGGAATATGGTGGAGGGTGCAGATCTGCGAGATGAAATTGTGCCAGCCCAACTCATGGCTGTGCCGAAAACACTCGCAGGACCCCGATTGATCGCAGCCGAACCGGCCTGTAACCCATGGGTACAACAGGGTCTTCTTAAATGGCTCCGTAAAAGGCAGCCATGGTATTCGAAGATTTCCATTGTCTTCGATGACCAAAGACCGTCCCAGGAAATGGCCCAACGCGGGTCAATAACTGGGGAATACGTCACCGTCGACCTCAAGTCGGCGAGTGATTATCTGTCGTGCTTCCTCGTTGAACGGCTTTTCCGCGCAAATCCAAGTTTGCTACGATGCCTCGCGGCATCAAGGTCTACTTGGTTGCGGACAGGCCCTAGAGGATACCTGCGGCTGAAGAAGTTCAGCCATCAGGGAAGTGCGGTTACTTTCCCGATCCAGTCTTATTCGTACTACATGCTCGCTATCGCGGCGGGTATGTACGAGACTGGAAGGAGGGTTTCGTCTAAGTCAATAGCGAAGCTTTCCAGGGATGTCCGTGTGTTTGGGGACGACATTATCTGTCCCCAGACGTGGCTACCCTCGTTAGTCCAGCTACTGATCCCTCTTGGGTTGGTAGTTAACTGGAGTAAAACGCACTTTAGCGGATCTTTCCGCGAGAGCTGTGGAGGTGACTTTTATGAGGGTTCACGAGTGAACCCAGTCTACATCCACTACTTCAGTCCGGACAAAGAAATCCCAGAGTCTCTTTCAAGCACCATAGAGGCTTCTAATAACCTCTATGAGGCAGGCCTTTGGTACACATCAGAGGCCGTGCTCTCCTTGATCAAGGATACCCCGGTTGGGCGTATCCCTGTTTCCGGTCAAGGAGCTCTGGGTTGTGCAACGCTTACGACATACATGAAGGGGGTAGAACCCCGACGTGCGTCGGAGGTAAGATGGGATAAACACCATCATACGCCTCTGATTCGTGGCCCTAAGATCGCCGCAAGGCAATCCAAGGCACAGCGTGACACAGTGCAGTCTGCACTTCAGTACTTTACTGAAGAACCTAGCCCAGAAACCTTATGGTCTTCCGGGTTCAGTACTGCACGTCCGAAGTTGAAACTTCGGCATAGTTGGGTGCCCTATCCTCTCGCGAGAGAGGCCGGGAGCCTTTACCCAGACCCTAAGTGGGTTGTTTCCCAGGGCGCTAACAGCCAGCGTCAC